TGGTCCCCTAACAAGAGGACCACTACTTTATTCCGGAATCTAGTAGAACTGCGAGACGTACAACGGTCAATTGTATCACTACAAGAGACTATCATACGTTTTCGTCAGTTGTATGTTTCCTTAGCAAAGTCACCGCATCTTCGTGACATTATATTTAATGTACGCGGAGCTGCGTCGACTGTGCCGGGTGAGTACTTATCGTACCACTTCGGTTGGAAACAACTGTATAAAGATCTCCTGGACTTGTTGAACTTACCGGAGAAGTTTAGTAAGAAATACGAATTTCTTATCAAACGCGCTGGCAAGCCAACAACTTTCAGAGTCAAGAAGGTTATACCTTCTGTCTCTACTGGGACTGTCCCCGACTTTGACTATACATACAGCCAGTATGAGTATGGTAACTCATACAAGTCTAGGCTCGAGAGAACCACAGAATTGCGTTTAGTTATAAACGCAACCTTTGATTTTCCTCCGCCTAATGGTGTGTCGTTTCGATCTCATCACTTTTTGGATCGAATCGGCTTGGTACCCCGTCCTACGGATATTTATAACTTGATACCGTGGACTTGGCTAGTTGACTGGTTTACCGGCCTTGGCAATTACGTCGAAGTTATCGACAACACTGCCAGAGACGATACCTTGATCAACTGGGGCATGCTTACCGCTCATACAGAGGGTAGGCTTATCACCGAGCTAAAGTCATTCGTCGATAACACTGATTACGTCATTGAGGATTTCGTAGGCACTAGCAGTAATGTCAGTAAGACAGAATTGCATCATGCCTCGACTCTTAATTACGAATGTTCTATTCGTAAAGACGTAGCCACTGTCCTTAGTGTGAAGAATATTGCTGCGCCGAGCTTGTCGGCGTATCAACAGTCAATTCTAGGCGCACTTCTTGCGCAGAGAAAGGATGCACTCACTCGAGGGTCATTTCGACCTAAGAGCTAATACATTTTCACAGGAGACGTCCATGTTAGTTGATCCAGTAACCGTAACTGCCGCAGCACCAACTCCTCAGCTTGTCTTGGCAATTGTCAAGCAAGATGGATATGGTTCTGAACGCCGTGATGCTACTAACGGTTATACCGTTATTACCAACCACAGTTTTCAGAAGGGCGGAGGCGATAAGCACTACATTCAGATGTTGAAAGTAGTGACCGCCACCGATCCTATTACGGGTCAGACAAAGAAGCAAACCGCTTCTGTGTCAATGACAATCGTTCGGCCCGCTTTCGGCTTTACCGATGCTGATATAGTTGCATTGGCTAAGGCCCTCACGGATTACCGCGACGATTCGGAGGTTACAACCATCAAGCTTATTCAGTTCCAATCTTAACCATTAGAAGGGAGGACATCATGTCCAACCACGATGGTTATGTTAAGGATCTGTTTCTTGCTTCTTTGCTACGTTGGTGGCTGTTTCTTGGGGTTCTGGCTATTCTGGCCATAGCCTCAGGATGTAGTCCACTTCCGAACGCAAAGGACATACTTCCAAGTATGTCGACGGATTCCGGTTCATTAAGCCGGGGAGAAACTAATCAGACTCGGAATCAACTGCCTCAAAGAGGTTGTGATGAAAAGTCCGATAGCTCTCTTACGAAGCCTCCTAAATGACTTTCGGAGGCTGAATCCTGGTGTGAAAGGCCTCGATCGTGAT